CAAATAATAAATGGGAAAATTCCAAACTAGATTTGTTTAATATTTAGGTATAATCTGAAACATGCATTTAAAATACTACGACATAAAGAAAGAAATTAAGGACTTAGGACTCAACAATAAAAAAGTTGCTGCTATATTGGGTATTAGCGTTCAAGGCTTGGATTATCGAATTAAAGAAGATAAGCCGACTATTCATTGGGCGATATATGGCATTAGCAATTATTACGGTGAACCATCTAATCTAGTGATTGATGAGAAAGTATAAAGAAACACTAGACTTACCTTTTCCACCAAGCGTAAATGCTTGTTACAGAGCAATTCCAAGAGGTAAGATATGTGCTGTTATCATCAGCAAAGATGGTAGAGCATACAAAGACCGCATCAAAACACTATTGAGTGATAATAGTAAACTTCTAACTGATAAGCGATTAATGGTATCAATTAGATTGTTTATGCCAGATAAACGCAGACGTGATATTGATAATTATAACAAGATATTATTGGACTCTTTAACTGGTATAGTCTGGGAAGATGATAGTCAGATTGATATATTGACAATTGGTCGAGATGAAATAATCAAAGGTGGCAAGGTTATAATTACGGTTAAAGAATTATGAAAACAGAAATTATTAAAATAAGCAAGATTAAGAGAAATCCAAATAACCCTCGTATCTTAAAAGATGATAAGTTTGCTAAATTAACGCAGTCGATAAAAGACTTTCCACAGATGCTCGAGATTAGACCAGTCGTTGTTAATGACGATATGATTGTGCTGGGCGGTAATATGCGTTTAAAGGCGTGTAAAGAAGCTGGATTAAAGGAAGTGCCAGTTATAAAGGTTAGTGATTTAACTGAAGAACAACAGCGTGAGTTTATTATCAAGGACAATGTTGGCTTTGGTGAGTGGGATTGGGATTTGTTAGCCAATGATTGGGATACTGAAGCATTAGAGGACTGGGGATTAGAATTAGACTTTGACCCAGCAGATGATGATAACGAGGGCTTGACTGATGAAGATGATGTGCCAGAGGTTGCCGATGAAGTTATTTCCAAGGTTGGCGATATTTGGTTGCTTGGTGAACATAGAGTTATGTGCGGTGATAGTACAAGTTCTGATGATGTTAGTATACTGATGAATGGTGCTACTGCTGATATGGTATTTACTGACCCTCCTTATGGTATGAGTTATGGCGGTGGTAGAACAGATAAGTTTGATATGATTAAGGGCGATGATGTAGACCCAACACTTTTTTATCATGTTGTGCCAGATGTTAGAGAGGTTTATATTTGGGGCAGAATTGAAAACTATAAGCATTTAAAGTCAGAGCCTAAGCATACGATTGTTTGGAAAAAGAACAACTTTGGTTTAGGTCGTGGATATCGTGGTCAATATGAAGTGTGTTTTTATTGGGGCGAGTTTAGTGGTTCTGACTCTGATGTGTGGGAAGTTGCTAAAGATACAGATTATGTTCATCCAACACAAAAACCAGTTGAATTATGCTTACGAGCAATAAAGAACAGTCAGCCTAAAAATATACTTGATTTATATTCTGGTTCTGGTTCAACGCTTATTGCTTGTGAAAAAAGAGATGTGCCATTTATGGGTATGGAATTTGACCCAAAGTATGCAGATGTTATTATTAAAAGATGGCAAGAATATACGGGAAAAGATGCTATATTAGAAACAACACAAGAAAAGTTTAACGACAAATTATGACACATAAAAAGAAACAAGCAATGATACTGGCTTTAGAGAAGACACTTGGCGTTGTTACTCCAGCTTGTAAGAACGTCGATATTTCAAGAGAAACGCATTATCGTTGGCTTAAAGAAGATGCTGATTATAAGGCAGCAGTTGAATCAACCGAAGATATAGCGATTGATTTTGCTGAAACAAACCTACATCAGCAGATTAAAAAAGGCGTTCCAGCTTCTACGATATTCTATTTAAAGACGAAAGCCAAGAAGCGTGGATATGTTGAGAAACAAGAAATTGAGCATAATGTTAATGATATTAGCGGTATCAAATTAATTAGTGATTAAAGAAGTAAAGGTTCTTGACCATCAAAAAGACTTCATAGAAAGCCTTAACCCAACTACTGGAGTAGTTGCTGGATTTG